CACGGGAAATATGGTATCGCGTCTGCAGCTATCTCGCGCGGATGACGCCGCCGATGCTCTATGCGAGCGATGAGAATGCGCTTGGGCGATATGCGCAGCTCATGGCTCGCTACATTCGGGTCGAGCGTCGGCTCCAGGAGCGGCCCGACCATGAGAAGGCGGAAAAGTGGCATATGCGGGCGGGCTCCTTGAATGACAAGCTGGTCAAGCTGGAGCGCGAGTTCGGGCTGACGCCGGCGGCGCGGGCGAACCTGACGACTGAGAAGTCCGGGGCGTCCGGCGGCGCTGCGCGGTTCATCGACGCGGGGTAATCGTGGCAGTAATGGCCAACACGGACCTGGACGCGATCATCCGGTTGATACCGGGCTATGACCCGGTTGCGACGGCGGGGGAATGCCGGTTCGACGAGGCAGCCGCCCGGTTGGCACTGGACTTCTTCGAGGAGTGCTTACGGCACGTCAAGGGCAAGCTACGGGGGCAGCCATTCAAGCTCCAGCCCTGGCAGCAGGCTATCGTTGCGAACATCTTCGGCTGGAAGCGGCCCGACGGGCTGCGGCGCTACCGCGAGGCCTTGATCTACGTGCCGCGCAAGAACGGCAAGACAACGCTTGCGGCGGGGATCATAAACTACATGCTCTTCGTCGACCGCGAGCCGGGCGCGGAAATCTACAGTGCCGCAGCGGACCGAGATCAGGCGCGCCTCGTGTGGGACCAGGTCGTCGGGATGGTGCGGCAAGAGCCGGGACTCGCGGCGAACTGCCGCATACTGCGGGGCTATAAATGCGTCGAGCGCACCGACAGGAGCGCCGTCTATCGCTGCATCAGCTCCGAGGCGAACACCAAGCACGGTTTCAACACGCACTGTGCGGTGGTGGATGAGCTTCATGCGCATAAGAGCGACGAGCTATTGGATGCAATCCAGACGAGCACCGGGGCGCGCGAACAACCGCTAATCATCGAACTGACGACGGCGGACTACGCGCGCGAGAGCGTGTGCAACTTGAAATACGACTACGCCTGTCAGGTGCGCGACGGGATTGTCGCGGACGAAGCGTTCTTACCGGTGCTCTATGGGGCGTTACCAGACGATGACTGGACCTCGCCGGACGTGTGGGCGCAGGCCAACCCAAACCTTGGCGTGAGCGTCGGGCTTGATTTCCTGGAGCGGGAATGCCGCCGGGCGCAGGAGCAGCCGGTCTATGAGAATACGTTCAAGCGGCTGCATCTGAACATCCAGACTCAGCAAGCGGTTCGAATGATCCCGATGCATCATTGGGATGCATGCCCGGCGACGGCAAGCCCCGAGACGCTCCGGGGGCTGCCCTGCTGGGCGGGGTTGGACCTGGCGAAGCGGAACGACACGAACGCGCTGGCCCTGTTCTTCCCGGACCGGCGGGCGATCCTGGCGTGGTTTTGGGTGCCGGGTGACAACGCGCCGGAGCGCGAACGCCGTGACCACGTGCCGTACATGACGTGGGAGCGCGAGGGGTACATGCGATTCACGCCAGGCAACGTTGCCGACCAGGAGCGTATCTTCGCCGACGTGTGCCGGATCGCGCGGGATTACCGAGTCAAGGCGCTGGCCATCGACCGGTGGGGCTCGCAATGGATGACGACGAAGCTCCAGGGGGCGGGATTTGACGTTGTGGAGTTCGGCCAGGGCTTCCAGAGCATGAGCGCGCCGACGAAGATGTTCCTGAACTTGGTCGAATCACACCAGCTTGACCACGGCGGGAATCCCGTGCTGCGCTGGATGGCCTCTGTGTGCGCGGGCGAAGACGACGCGGCGGACAATATCAAGCCAAGCAAGAAGGCCAGCACGGAACGGATCGACGGGATCGTCGCGTCCATCATGGCAATCGGGCTGGCAATGGCCGACGGATTCGAGATGAGCACGGGCAGCGTGTACGACACGCGAGGCGTGGTGTGGATATGACCGAGTAACAAATCGGCGGGGCGCAGCGGGCTGATCACCCGTGGCGCCTATGAAAGGCAACGGGGGGTCGTGTGGGGCCACACACCTACGCGATCCCCCTTTTGTTTGCGCCCCGCCGCAACACGGTAAGCGCATGAAGAACGACTGGTATATCGACCTGCTGGTAGCTGGCGGCGTTGCTGCAATCGCGTGCGGGCTCTGGTGGCTCTATCCGCCCGCTGTGCTGCTGTGGCTGGGAGGGTGCATGCTGGCGGCGGGGATACTGGGGGCTATTCGATGAGCGTGACACGCACCCTTCTGCGCGGGGAGCGGCGCAGCGCCAATACGGTCAACTGGTGGGGTTTCGATTGGACGCTCAGCGATGTAACGGCGGCTGGCGAGTCGGTCACTCCGCCGACGGCGCTGGGTATCACCGCATACTTTGCTGCCATCCGCGCCATATCCGAAGATGTGGCCAAGCTCCCCCTGGGCGTTTATGAGGAGCTTGAAGGCGGCGGCCGCCGGCGAGTGGCCGACCACCCCGTTGACTATCTCGTGCATACGGAACCCAATCCCGAAATGTCATCTATGGCATTTCGGGAAGCGCTAATGCAGCACGCCCTCGGCTGGGGCAATGGGTACGCGGAGATTATCCGGGACGGGCGGGGCGTGCCGCGCGAGCTGTGGCCGCTGGACCCAACGACGGTATCGGTGCTGCGCGTCGGCGGCGAGCTCGTATATGAAGTGCACGTCCCGCCGCAGGAGCCGGTGCGGTTGCCCGCGGCGCGCGTTCTCCACATTCACGGGCTCGGTGCGGATGCTTACACGGGCTACGGGCTGGCGAGGCTCGCCCGCGAGGCCCTCGGCGCGATTCTGGCCTCGCAGAAATTCGCGGCGGCTTTCTACGGCAACGGCACCTGGCTGGGGGGCGTCTTGCAGCACCCCGCCGCGCTCAGCGACACGGCGCAGAAGCACCTGCGGGAAACCTTCGAGGCGCGGCACGGAGGCGCGGAGAACGCAATGCGGGTGGCCGTTCTCGAAGAGGGCGTCACCTATCAGCAGTTCGGCGTGCAGCCCGATCAGGCGCAGTTCATCGAGACCCGGCAGTTCGGCGTGGAGGAGGTGGCACGCCTGTTCCGCATTCCGCCGCACAAGATACAACATCTCCTGCGCAGCACCTACAGCAACATCGAGCAGCAGTCGCTGGAGTACGTAGGCGACACCCTCATGCCGTGGATCGTGCGCTGGGAACAGGAAATCCGGCGCAAGCTGTTCCTGCCCACAGAGCGCACGCTCTTTGTGAAGCACAACATCACGTCGTTGCTGCGCGCGGATGCTGCGTCGCGAGGGGCCTTCTACTCACAGCTGTTCAACATCGGCGGCATGAGCATCAACGACATGCGCGAAAAGGAAGACATGAATCCGATCGAGGGGGGCGACACGCATTTCGTGCCGGTCAACATGGTTCCCCTTGAAAGGGCGCTCAATCCGACGGAGCCGGGCGGGCCGGAGCCGCCGCAGCCGGAGGGCGATGAGGGCGCCGAGCGGGCTGCGCTGGAGCAGCTGCTTGAAGCGCATGCGCCGGCCCTGGCGGACGCCATCGAACGGCTCTTACGGGTCGAACGGGACAAGGCGGTGAGGGCCGAGAAACGCGGGAACCTGAGCGCGTGGGCGGATGAGTTTTACGCGGCGCACGGTCGGCATGTCTGTGATGTGGTGCGCCCGCTGCTGCTGAGTTTCGCGCAGGCGGCGCGAATGCTGGCGCCCGGCAGAGAGATAACGGCCGACACTGAGGCATTCGCCACGCGGCATGTCCGCCGCAGCCTGCGGGACGTCCAGGCGGGCGGGGCCGCCATGCTATGGGCAAACCGCGCACGCGAGCAGGCGCGGGAAGAATTGGAACTCATGATCGGAGCGGACAATGGCTGAGCGAGAAAGACGATTCCTGCCCGCCGGCGTGGCGGGCATCGAGATTGATACTCGGGACGACGAGAATCCCCGGCTCCGGGGCCTGGCAGCCGTCTATTACGACGGGACGGAAGCGACCGAGTATGAGCTCTATCCCGGCGTTGTCGAGCGTGTGCAACGGGGGGCTTTTAGCGCGCTCTTAAAGAGCGGGCCGGATATTCGCGCGCTTTTCAACCATGATCCCGACAACCTCCTGGGCCGAACGACCAACGGCACGCTCTCGCTGCGCAGCACGAATCGAGGCCTGGAGTTCGAGCTGATGCCTCCCGACACGCAGGTCGGCCGGGACGTGGCGATGCTGGTCGGGCGCGGCGACCTCAGCGGGAGTAGCTATAGCTTTGTCGTGGCGGACGAAAGTTGGAGCCGCGACAAAGAGCGCGATGTTGACGTCCGCACGATCAAGAGTTTCGAGGCTGTCTATGACGTTGGTCCCGTGACATTCCCCGCGTATTCGGCCACGGAAGTAGCCCTTCGGTCACATGATACGTGGCGGCGGGCACAGCAAGCGGTCCGTGCGGAAGATGAGATTCGGCGTCGGAGGCTGAGACTCCGGCGAATGCAATAGGCGGAGGCCGCCTTGGGCGGCAGAAGCCCTGGTCGTGTCCCCTTGGGGGGATGGCCATCAGTAACAAACGGCAAAGCAGGAAGGGGGTCAACATGACTCTCGAAGAACTGTTGGCCGCGCGCAAAGCCAAACTTGCCGAAGCCGAGGAAATCCTGGCGGGCGAGGAACTGACGGACGAGCAGCGCGCGCAGGTTGACCGATTGATGGACGAGGCCGATGGCCTCCAGGCCGAGATCGAAAAGGTCAAGGCCGACGAGGAGCGGGCGACCCGCCTGGAAAGCCTGAAGGGCGAAGTTGAGCCACGGCTGACGCCGGCGAGCACGCCGGGCACGTCGGGTCTTGTCATTCCCGACACGGCGGAGATTCGGCTCACGATCCCGCATGGCAGGCTCTATGCCTTCCGGGGGCCGCACGCCGAGCGTGAGGCGTATTACGCCGGCCAGTGGCTGCGTGCGCAGGTGCTGCCCGCCGACGGGCCGGCCGATCTTGCGGCACTGCGCGCCGAGGCGCGTGAGTGGTGCAAGGAGAAAGGGCTGGAGTTCCGGGCAGCCCAATCCGGCCAGACGAACACGTACGGCGGCGCGACGATCGCCGACGGATTCCGCCAGACGATTATCGACCTGGTGGAGCAGTACGGCGTCGCCCGGCAGTACACCGACAAATGGCCGATGACGTCGGACACGCTGTTTGTGCCCAAGAAGGACAGCGGCGTGACCATGTATTTCGTTGGTGATACCGACGCTACTTCGGAGAGCCGGCTTGCGTTCAGCGGAGTGAGCCTGACTGCGCGCGAGCTGTCGGCTCTTGTCCGGGTGCCCATCAGCCTGGCACAGGACAGCGTTATCGACTTCGCTGACCGCGTGGCGCGCGACATGGCGAATGCCACGGCAGCCAAAGAGGACGATTGCCTGTTCAACGGCGACGGCACGAGCACCTACGGCGGCATCGTCGGTATCCGCACCAAGATGGTCGATGGCAATCACGCGGCAAGTTACAACGACGCGACTGCCGGAGATGACCAGTGGGGCGAGTACGAACTGTCGGACCTCAACGCCCTTGTCGGTAAGACGCCCGATTACGAGGGCGAGCAGAACGAGCGGTGGTTCTGCAGCAAGGTCGCGTACGCACAGACGCTTGTGCGCCTCATGTCCGCTCAGGGCGGGAGCACCGGCACCGAGCTGTCCAACGGATTCCAGAAGCAGTTCCTGGGATACGACGTTGTGACCAGTCCGAAAATGCCGTCCGCCTCGACGGCCATTGACGAGGAAGTCGTTTTCCTCTTCGGCGACATGAGCTGGGCGGTCGCTATGGGCGTGCGCAACGACTTCGCCGTGCGCCAGAGTGACCAGCGGTATTTCGAGTACCGCCAGATCGGCATACTGTGCTCGGAGCGGTTCGACATCGTCGTCCACTCCATTGGCGATTCCAGCAACGCCGGCCCGCTTGTCGGCCTGCGCGGCAACACGAGCTGACAGAGAGGAGGCAACAATGACTCTTCCGGCTCCTAAGCAAGTCATCGCGATTAGCCAGGCCAGCACGACCAATGCAGCCACGGCTACCGGCATTATCGATACGCAGGGATATGACTACGCGGTCATTGACGTGATCATGTCTACGTCAAACGACGCAACCAATAATCCCAGCGTATTCAACCTGCTGGAGAGCGACGATACCGTGGCGACGAATGCCGTCACCGTGTCGGGCTTTGTGGGCGACACGGACTGGACGATTCCCAATGCCGTCACATCGGGCAACTGGGGCGTGCAGTTCCGCGTTGACTGCCGGGCGCGCAAGCGCTATCTGCGCCTGGCGATAAGCCCGGTGACAACGCAAACCATCACGGCTATCGCCAACCTCTACCGAGGTGACGAGATGCCGGTGAACACGACCAGCGCCAACGTCAAGGCTCTGGTGGAAGGGTGACATTAGAACGGGGTCGGGCCTGCTCCGGCAGGCCCGGCAACCCGATAGGAGGGAAAATGTCCGACCCGATAAAGTTGAATATCGGTGCCGGTGATGTGGAAATCCCCGGCTATACGCCGATCGACATACGCGCGGGCCAGGCGGCCTATCCGCTGGAGTACCCGGATGAGAGCGTGGACGAAATCCGCGCGAGCCACATCCTGGAGCACTTCGGCCACAGGGAGACGGCGGCCGTTATTGCGGACTGGGTGCGCGTGCTCAAAGTCGGCGGGCGACTCAGGATTGCCGTGCCGGACTTTGACTATATCGTCAACGCGTATGGCGGGGGCAGTGCCGAGCCGCTCGAAGGCTACTTGATGGGCGGGCATAGCGACGCCAACGACCGCCACGGCGCCATCTTCAACCGCGACAAGTTGATGCAGCTGATGAGAGCTGCCGGGCTCGTGGCGTTGCGTAGCTGGGCGGACGATGTGGGCGACTGTGCCTCGCTGCCCGTCAGCCTCAACCTCGAAGGGCGGAAGGCGGGGCCGGCGATGTTCGAGGCGCTGAAGGACTTCCGGGTTGTGGCGGCCATGTCCGTACCGCGCCTCGGCTTCATGGCGAACTTTTTCTGCGCGTTCCAGGGCTTGCGGCCGAATCGCATACCGATCCGGAAGCACGAGGGCGCATTTTGGGGGCAATGCCTTGAACGTTGCATGGGCGAAATCCTGGAGCAGGACGCGCCGGACGCCATCTTGACGCTGGATTACGACACGATATTCACCGCCGAAGATGTGTGGGAGCTGAAGCGGCTGATGATAGAGCACCCCGAGGCGGATGCCATCGCGGCGCTGCAATCGGCGCGCACGAGGCCGCTGCCCCTCATGACCATCCGCGATACGGACGGACGGACAGTCCGGCAGGTGCGGCGCGAGCTGATGGACGCCGAGTTGTTGCGTGTAAGCACTGCGCACTTCGGCCTGACGCTGATTCGCGCCGATAAGCTCGCCGCCCTGCCCCACCCCTGGTTCAAGGGCGAGCCGGACGCTGAGGGGCATTGGAGCGATCAGCGGACGGACGCCGATATCTGGTTCTGGCGGCAGTGGGAGGCGGCGGGCAATACGCTGTATTCGGCCAATCGCGTGCCGATCGGGCATGCCGAGCTCATGATTCGTTGGCCCGGCCGCGACCTGCGCGCAATCTATCAGCACCCGTGGGAATTCTACGAAGACGGCCGACCGGAGGGGTCCTGGCAATGAAACTGAAATTGACCCAACCGTGGGGCGACTACCAACCGGGCGCCACCATCGACCCGCCACGCGTTGTTGCGGAGCGGCTTATCGGGGCACAGATCGCGGTAGCCGCCGGCGAGGAGGCGGAGACATCGGAGGCCGAGTGTGCCATTGTCGAGGCGCCGGAGGACGCCATGCGGCGGCCGATCCGCCGGCGTAGAACCCCGCGCAAGCGAGTGAGGGAGACGTGATATGCCACTGGTTCTGACTACGCCGCCGACTGCGGAGCCGATTGCTCTCGCAGAGGCCGCGTCGCACATCCGGCAGGATAGCAGTGATGACGATAGCCTCGTTCGCAACCTCATCCGCACGGCGCGCCAGCACGTAGAGCAAATCACGCGGCGGCAGCTCATAGCCGCCACGTACACACTTTATCGTGACGCGTTTGCGCCCGTGATTCGTTTGCCGAGGCCGCCCGTGATCAGCGTGGACAGCATAAGCTATGTCGACACGTCGGGGGAGACGCAGACTGTGGCGAGCGGCGTCTATTATGCAGACACGGGACCCACTGTCCCGGCCGTGCGGGAAGCATACGGGCAATCGTGGCCCGCGACACGCGGGTATCGGAATGATGTGCGCGTGACCTATACGGCCGGGTATGCGGCACCGTTCACGGCGGACGCCAGCACGGACACGTGCACGGTGAGCGGCCGGACGTTGAGCGACGGCGACGTTGTCCGTCTAAGCAACAGTGGCGGAGACCTGCCTTTGGGGCTCAGCACGGATACGGATTATTACGTCCGTGACGTGAGCGGGCAGACATTCAAGCTGACCACGAGCGCGGGCGGTGAAGCAATCGATATAGGCAGCTCTGGCACAGGCACGCACTTTGTTGGAGTCGTGCCGGGGCCTCTCCGCCAGGCACTCCTCTTACTGATCGGGCCCTGGTACGAGAACCGGGAGGCCGTCCTGGTAGGGACGGTCGCGCGCGCGCTGCCTGCCGCCGTGGAGGCGTTACTCTGGCCGTACCGCGTGTGGGTGGAGATATGAGAGCGGGCAGGCTCAGACATCGTGTAACGATACAGGAGCGCAGCGACACACGGGCGGCG